TTCGAGTCCAAGCCCGGCTGCTTGGCGCCAGGCTTCAAGTTTTCGACCATCCCCCCCCCTATCGTTTCCAATGGTGATTGGGGTCCAGCGGCTCACCCTTGCGATCGAAGCCTTTGGTTATCTCGATGCGTTGATGTGAACCCTTGCCATGTCCTTTCTCGGCATGGCTTTGGTTATCGCACGTAGGACATAGGCTTCTCAGGTTAGCCATGTCATAAGCGAGGTGTGGATGGCTGAGCCTGGGCCTGATGTGGTCTACCCTGGCCTGGCCTGGGCCACTGACATCAGCGTTGCACTTGACGCAGCGGTAGTGGTCACGCAGCAGGACGAGGCGGCGCACATAGCGCCATCGCTTCGAGTAGTAGAAGGGGGAGCCTGATAGCTTACGCTGGGCAACACCCCGTCGAGGCGACCCAGCCAGGTGGCTAATGTCCATGTTGTGCCTCATTGTCAAGAGGAAACCACATGTAGCCGTTGCACCGGAACATGGGTTCGGATGGTGCGGCCGAGCATCAGCATCGAGACGGTGGCCTTGCCATCCGGGCTCAGCGCATCGAGCACGCCGAGGATACGTTGGCCGAACGCGTCGATTTCGACGGCATCGCCGATGCTGAATTGCTGCCCGACGGTATCGAAGTCGCGGCTTCGTTCGCGGTCCATGATGTAGGCGACATCCTCATCCGAAAGTTTTGCGGGAATGCCGGGTTGCAGGCTCATCAAGCCGACGACGCAGCCGATCGGCATAGCCGGCCAGCCTCGCCAATCCTGCACGCAGACGAGGCGCGGGAAGAGCGGCCGCAGGACGGTCACGGCGCTGCGGCTGCGGCCGTGCGGGTGGACGAGGCAGCGATAGCGCGGCAGGTAAACCCGGTATCCAGCGAGCCTCAGAGAGCGCTCGGCGGCGTCCTCGGCGGCCGGCCGTGTCTCGACGATGACCCAGGGCGGCGGCATCAGGCGACCTCGGCGAACGATTCAAGCCCGATCTGGGATCGTGCCGGCCGCGATCGGCAGTTGAGGCGATGGCGGCTGGACCGTCGCATTTTTCACCGCGAACATGGCGTTGGCGGCGTTGCACGCCGCTTGCGAAAAGCGAAGCGCGTCTTCCGATTTTTCGCAGGCCGCAGCCTTATCGATCAACGATTCGATTTCCTTCCGCTTATCGATCATCGGGTTCTACCTCCGAATGTGACCAGCTCACGGCGAGCTGATCGGCGTGTCAGCCTTCGGGCATGTTTGCGGGTGCTGCCGCCAGCGCAGCCGCTCGATGGCATCACCGACGAGGATGCGCACTGCCATCACACATCCCATCCGCTAAGCGCGCGGCTCCACCGCGGCAGCAGCGCCGCCGGCACCCGGCGAACACCGCGCTCGTAATTGTCCATAGCCGTCACCGTGACGCCGAGCTGCCGCGCGAGGGCGGTGCAGCCGAGGCGGGCGCGCCGCCGGCGGGCGAGAAGCTGCGACAGTTCATCGGTGGTGAACTGCACGCGGGTGACGAATTGCTCGGCGCGTTTGGTCATGTTGGGTCGAGCGGCTGGGTGGTGGCGATCGACACCGCGGCGATGCCGCCATCGCGGAACATGATCGCGTTGATCGTGTCGAGATCCGGGCCGACATGCTCGCAGCAGCCGCAGGGCCGGCGCCAGACGATGACCCAGCCGAGGCGCTCGGGCAGCGGCGCGGTGATCAGCGCGAAGCCGGAATAGGCGTGCGCGTCGGGTGGCTGCTTGGCGTGGCTCATCGCTCGGCCCGCTCCTCGAATGCGCGGATGCGGCCGAGCACCCAGCCGATGACCGGCACCGCCATGCTGTTGCCGAGCGCGCGGTATCGCGGCCCGTCCGCCGCCGGCTTGCCGCGGTAGGTCACGGCGGTGAAATCGTCGGGGAAGCCCTGGAGGCGCTCCGCTTCTCTTGGGGTTAATCGGCGAACCGAGAGAGCCACTGTCCCGAGAAAGGCACCAAAGTCCCGTCCGCCGTCGCTCGACAGGAGGCCGGGCACGTTCTCGAAAACAAACCAACGGGGCCGCAGGCGCTCAACCAGACGAAGGGCGACGAGGGCCAGGTTGCCGCGCGGGTCGTCCAGTCCGAGCCGGCGCCCGGCGACACTGAACGATTGGCAGGGCGATCCGAAGACGACGAGATCGACAGGCTCAATTGCATCCGCGTCGATCCCTTCGACATTGCCGAGGTTGGGCATTCCGGGGAAGCGCGCGGCGTGGACCGCACTAGCGAACGGATCGATCTCGGCGGACCACTGCCACTGAACCCAAGGTGCGGCGCATTCCGGGGCACCGATTCCCGAGAACAGGGTCGCGCCCCTCATCGCTCGGCCCGCTGGAGCATGGCGCGCCAAAGGGCGCGGACGAGGGCGCGTTGGTAGGCGCTGGTGACGCCGCCGGCGCCGATCGGCAGCGCGCGGTTGAGTTCGTCGCGGCCGGCTTCGAGCATGTCGCGGCTGGGTTCGGCGAGCGTGTCGAGCACGAGGTCGACGATATCGTCGGCGTGGTCGGCGAGCGTGTTGGCGCCGAGCCCGTCGAGGTAGGCGGCGACGTGCCGGGTCGCCACTTCGCTGAGACACTTGGCGGCGGTCTTCACCGGCCCGGTTCCTTGAGATAGCGGATCAGGCAGGCGATGACGCCGGCCTCGTGTCCCGCTACCGTTAGTGCACGATCTTCCGCGATCTGAGCGCACCGCTCGATGGCCTCCGCGACACGCTGCGCAGCGTAGGCTTCGATCATCGCCGCCGCCTCTTCGGCCTGAATGCCATATTGAATCCAATGCCCAAACCGTGACTTGCAGAGGCGGGTTGACCTAATCCCCACCGCAAGCTCGACGGCCTCTTTCGTCGGCTCAGTCACCGGCCGCGCCCTCGATAGCCGGCGCCGGGCAGCAGGCCGACCTTGCGGTTGTAGTCCTCGTGCAGCGCGTCGAGCCGGTCGTGCAAGGTGCGCGGCGGCCTGGTGCTGTCGGCGCGCGGCTTCCATGAGTGCCGGCTGGCGTGGCCGACGATGACGTTCTTGGTGACTTCCTTTGCCGCGGTGGTGAAGCGAGCGGCGATATCGGATGCGGACATGTCAGTGGTTTCCCATAGCACGCGAGCCTCGGCCATTTCGCTGACGGTGAGCATTCCGCTGCCCGGCAGTGCGCCGCGCATCATCGGATGACACCGAACAGCAGCAGGATCAGCAGCACCACCAGGATGACGCCGACGATGCCGACCGGGGCATAGCCGTAGGACGCGTATGGTGTGCCGCCGTACCAGTGCGGCATGCCGGCGATGAGCAGCACCACCAGCACGATCAGGATTATGGTTACTGCGGACATGGTGTGCTCCGTTCCGGCGCGAACAAATCGGATTGCCGGGAACTCAGGTTGAGCAGTGGCAGCGTTACCGCGTAGCGCGATGCCGAGGTGCCATCGACCGAACTAGCGCCGGCGGCAACCGCCATGCGGAAGCGGCGCGCGGTGTTGACCCGGGCGACATGATAGTGAAGCTGCCGCGCGGCGCAGAAGGTGCCCCACCGCGGCATGGTGGCGAGCTTCCACTCGGTTGAGCCACCGAGAAAGATACCGACCCGCGAATTTACCAGCGGCGCGAGGACATCCGGCTCCATGCCATCTTGCACTGCGATGAGCACCAGTGGCGCGACCGCCTGACAGCGGTTGCGATAACGCGCCGAGAGTGCAAGGGAGGCTGCACCGCCTGCCACAACATCTGGCAGGACAACCCAATCAGGTACAGTCGTCTGTGCCTCAACCCAGCCGAGGAACCGCTCATATTGATCCTCGTCGAAACTGCGGCCGGTCTGGTAATCGGACCACGCACCGTTTTCTGCCGCCCAGTGTGCGAACCCTTCGGTGCGCCAAACACCAGCGCGCGACACGAGCAAGCCCCATCCGGCGGCGCGTAGGGCGTCGAGGTTGCGGCGGGTGCCGGTGCGGCTGGCGTAGCACATCAGCATCGCCATCGCCGATCGTCGAGCCACAGCCAGATGGTGAAGAACGCGGTCAGCCACCATGCGCCTTCGAGCGGATCAAATTGCCGGCCATCGCCGTGTTGCTCTGGCGCCGGCGTCATGCCGCCACCATGCCGCGCAGCGGAATGCCCCAGCGCTCCAGGTGACCGAGCATTTCGGTGACAGAGTGGGCGATGGCGATTTCACGCACGCCGGCATTCACCAACCTCTGAAACATCTCGGCCTGGCCGACCAGCACATACGGGCTGCCGCGGCGGGTGCGGACGATGCGGGTCTTCGACAGCCGCCCGGTGCCGGGCCGCTTCAGCTCGATGCCGTACACGCCACCGTGCAGCACGAAGATGTCCGGCAGGCCGCGCTTCAGGCCGACGCGGCTGTGGCGCGCCTGCTGCTGCGGTGACAGTTGTGACGCGCCGGCGGGATAGGCGAACCACAGCGCCGGCGGCAACAGCAGTGCGTCGAGGGCGCGGGCGCAGGCTTCGTGGATGTCGCGCTCCAGCGGCACCGGCGGGCGCAGGCGGAACGGCGCGGTCATCGCCACCATCGCAGTAGCCGTTGCAGCCAGTGCATACGAGGGTTGGGTGAAATGATTTCACCGCGGCACATTTTCTCCCAAACTTCTTTGAGCTGCCGCACCTCCTCTTCGGTGAGCTGCCGATTGGGTGTGAGCGGCGCGGTCATTGGCCGGCGCGCTCCCACAGGCTCTTCGGCATAGCGCGGCAGGCTAAACATTTGCCAGAGGGAGCGATGGCTGGCGGGCCGCGCTCGACCCAGCAATGCTCGGGATCATGGTTGCACGTCGCCGGCTCGACGAGGGCGCGGCGCGGACGGTAGGCCGCGAACAGGGCGTAATCATCGGCGGTGAAGTGGCGTTCGCTGCGGGTTTTCATCGCCGCACCCGCCCGCTGCCGTGACAGGTCGGGCAAATCGTCGGGTCGGGAAACACGGCGCGCACTTCGGCCAAAGAGTGTCGCCCGAAATTCTCTAGGCGCAACAACTCGGCATCTGTCATCCGGGACAATTGATCCCGCGTTCTGATGTTGGCTGCTCTCAAACAGTTCATCACGCGCATACCGAACTCGGCGTCGAACCACCACTGCTCATATTCGTGCGCGGGTGTCATTGTGTCACCGGCGCCGGGAAGATGATCGGGACGAGCAGCAGGCCGAGCAGCGCCAGCGCGATCAGGATCACCAGCGGCAGCCACTCGCGGCGCGAGATGTGCGGCATCAGCGCCCAAAGCCAAAATCAAACATAGACGTTTGGCGCATTTGTAGTTCGGGCTGCTGCTTGTTTTCCGTTAAATGGCTGCGGCGGGCTCCTTCCTGCTCATCGAGCCATTGGGAAAAAGGCTTATTGCCTTTGGTCCGATTGCATGAGCCGCACGTCAATCGTAGATTGCGCGCGTGTAATCTAGCCCAGTCATCTGCAACTCGTGGTGCTTCGCAGTGCTCAATTTGAATATCACGCTCATTTACGAACGCATGGCCGCACGCCTGACAGCTTCCCTCTTCCGACATCATCGCGCGCAGGACCGGCACGAGAGATCGGTAATTCATTTCGATCCAAAAGAAGTTGAAGCTCTTTCCAACCTTTGATGCAGCAGTCCTAGCGCGCTGCTCAATGATCGCCTTCGGCCTGTCCGCGTTCTTCTTTTCATTGCGCAGCTTCTGTTCGCAGTCACGGCAGGTCGGACTAAACCAAATCGTGGCATTAGTACTGTTGCCACTACGGCGTTTCACATGGAAACGAGAGTGATGTTTCCACTCGTTGCATACCGTGCATCGCCGCTCGCAAGGTCGGGGATCGTTTAGCGTCATTCCGTGTCGTCCCATCTGGCCGCGCGCATTTTGAGGTCGAGCGTGTCGAGCCACCATTGCGCGGAGTGTTCGTTGTCGAGGCCGGTGAGCCCTTCGATGGCCGCCATGCGGTCGCGATCGTTCATCGTCGCGATGGCGAAGCGCATCACCTTCTGGACGAGCTGATCCTTGCGGTGCTTGGCGAGGGCCTTGCCGCGCAAAGGCGCGGCATCGCCGCGCAGGGGAGCGCAGCGACCAAAAGGATCACCTTCAATTTCTAAATCTAACTTGCCGTTGCCCCTCGCGCGCGCGCGCGCGGGGTTAGTTATTCCTTCTAAGGAAGTAAGATATACTCTTCTATCCTCTGTCGCGCGCGCGGTACGGGCGATTTCTGCGCCGCTAGACGCCGGATGCGACGCCGGATGCGACGCGTTCTGAAGGTCTAATTCCGCGTTCTCGGCTGGCGTCAGAACGCGTCGAGAAAGCCACTTAGTCTTTCGATTACGGTCGTTTAGCCGACGCCGGAACGTGTCGAGAGCCAGCTTTGCCAGGAAACGGTGATAGAGCCGACCGTCTTTGCAGAGAGTGAAGGCGTGGAGAGCCTCATTTTTCAATTTACGCCAGCGTCTGATGTCCCGGCCGAGGTCGGCGAAACGGGCGAGCGCGATGTCGTCATCGGGCAGACTTGCGGCTGGCACCTGATGCCAGCACGCCCACCACAGGTTGTGGGCGGCGCGATATCCGGCATCCGACACGGCGGCGTTAAAGTCGCTGCCGGCGAGCGCGGCGCCGTAATACGGCATCCATTGCAGGCTGCGCAGGTCGCAGTCAGCCGGAACCAGCGGGTCCGGCAGTTCCGTCACCGAACGTCACCCGCTACGTCGGTCATTGCCATGCCGTCGCGCAGCCCGCGGTGCGGCCGCGGCTTCGGGATCTCCGCCGGCCACGGAATGCCGGTGTTGTCCCAATGCGCGGCGAACCAGGCGTGCGCCTTTTCGAGGCTGGCGCTGTGGCAGCCCAAGCCCCGCTCAAGGCGGAAGTAGATCATCCGGTTGCCGCAACTGATCTGCCCGAGCTGCGTGCGCGAGACGCCGGTGGCGGCGAGATAGATGCGGGCCAGCAGCAGGAGGTCGTAGGCGGTCATGGCCGGTAGGATAGCGATAAAATTTTATCGCCTTCAAGACCAAACGACGCCCCGGGTTAACACTGAATTTTACTGGATTGAAATCCTTAGCGGTGCTAGAAAATTTTCTTCGGCCGGGGACAATGATGCAATGGTCTGATGACGAGTTTCGCAAGCGTGCGCAGGCGCGCGCCTCGGAACTTGGGAAAACGCTGGCAGACGCGGGCCGGGATGCCGGCCTAGCGGAACACTATTTCCGCAAGCCGCCGGCGCAGGGTCGCAACATCGCCCACATTTTCAAACTCGCCGCGACGCTTAAAATGGATCCTGCCGAGCTGATGGGCCTGCGCCGATCCGACGAGGAACTGGCGAAGGTCGTCACGCTCGCCGTGTCGCTCTATTTCCATCTCAGCGCCTATCCGCCGGGCGATCTTGAGGGCAACGCCGCCGACATCATCCCGCGGGCGATTGCCAAGGCGCTCAAGCTAGTGCGGAAAGAATTTGCGGCAGCAGGCCAGGAAGTGGCGGCAGAAGCCATAGAGCGAGAGGCCGACATCTTGCGCCCTGAAGAGTAGCGAACTCGGCGCCGGTCCACTCGATCAGCCAGTATTTTCGGTCATCGGTAATTGCTAGCCAAGGACCGGAACTGACGCCCGGCTGAACCGGCGCGTCTTCCGCGCGGCACATCAAACTTAGCCATAGCTGGTTGATGGCCTCCGGCATCCACACACCTCCCGCGTTCGGCTTTTCGTGGATTTGTCAGGCGCGCGCAAGGCTAGGCGACGGTAAAATTTAACGCAAGCGCGCCCTGCGGCAAAAAAGCCGAATCCTATCAAAATGGCGTTGTCGGCGATAAAATTTTATCGCTATTCTGGCTCCGCTATCGGGGAGCACGGCAGCATGGCCGCCTGGCGCATCGTCATAGACCGCAACGATTTCCGCGCGCTCGTCGCCGGCCGCGAGATCAAGACGACGGCCGGGCCGGACGAGATATTCGTGCGGCTCGATCTCGATTACGTCGCCGGCATGCAGCGCTGGAGCGACCCGCCCGAGGCCGACGAGTTCTACGCCCGACCCGGGAAGCGCGACGATCAGTAGGGCGCGCCGATGATCACCGAAACTTGGATGAGCCCTGTTTTGAAGAAAGAGCCAAGGACCGCCGGCGATGAAGCGTGAAACCTGGCAGATCACGTCGCGCGGCGAGTGGCTCGACCGGCGCCGCGGGCTGCTCACCGCCAGCCGCATCGCGGCGTTGTTCGACGCCCACCCGTTCCTGACGCGCGAGCAGTTGGCCGGCACCATGACCGGGCACCACAACGAGGGCGACAATGCGGCGATGAAGCGCGGCCGGATCCTGGAGCCGGCGATCCTCGAAGCGATGCGCGAAGAGCACCCGGATTGGACGATCAAGAAGGCGACGACGTTTCACACGCTGCCCGAGCACCGCATCGGCGCGACGCCGGATGCATGGTTCGCCGACAGCGCCGGCAACGGCGGCCTGATCCAGTGTAAGACGGTGGCGCCGGAGGTGTGGCAGGGGCGGCCTTCGCTGGCCTATCAGCTTCAGACGCTCACCGAGATGATGTGCACCGGCGTCGAGCACGGCCGCCTCGCCGTCATGGTCACCAGCCGCTCGCTGCCGCTCTACGAATTCGAGGTGCCGCGGCACCCGGAAGCCGAGGCGAAGCTGCTCGCCGCCGCCGCCGCGTGGTGGGAGGAATGGGACGCCGGCAGGATAGCCCCGGCAGCGCCTGCGGAGCCGCTGGAGGGGCTTCTCGACGACGGCAGCACCATCGACCTATCCAGCGACAACTACCTCCACAGCGCGCTCCCGGACCGGCAGGCGTTGAAGTCCGTTATCAGCGACGCGGAGAAGCGCTGCGCCGAAATCGACGCGCACCTGAAGGCGGCAATGGGTTCGGCGACCTACGGCTATTTGCCGGGCTGGGCGGTGACGTACCGCAGCCACCAGCGGGCCGAGCGGGTAATGCCGGCGGCGACGATCCGCACGCTGCGGGTCTCGGCCAAAGAAGAGGAGTCGATATGAGCAACGCCGTCACCACCCGCAACACGCCGCTGTCGCCGACGACCTTCGCCGAGGCCGAACGCTTCGCCGTGATGATGGCGAAGAGCACGATGGTGCCGCAGGATTATCGCGGCAAGCCGGAAAACATCATGTTCGCCATGCAGTTCGGCGCCGAGCTTGGCCTGTCGCCGCTACAGAGCCTGCAATCGATATCGAATATCAACGGCAAGTGGGCCGTGTACGGCGACGCCTTGCTGGCGATCGTGCTGGCCTCGCCGCTGTGCGAAGACGTGATCGAGCGGCTTGATGGCGAGGATGACAACCTGCGTGCTGTCTGCGAGGCGAGACGCCGCGGCGCCGCGCCGAAGATCCAGATATTCTCAGTCGCCGATGCCAAGAAGGCGAGCCTGTGGGGAAAGCAGGGACCGTGGACGCAGTATCCACGCCGGATGCTTCAATGGCGCGCCCGCGGTTTCGCGCTGCGCGACGCCTTCCCGGATCTGCTGCGCGGCGTCATTACCGTTGAGGAGGCCCGCGACATACCCGAGAGCGGCATGGTCGACGTGACGCCGCCGCCGAGCCCGGAGCCGCTCAGCGCTGACCTCGACGCTTTCGCCGCCGAGCAGATCGAGCCGCCGGCGGCTACGCCCGACGAGCGCATTGCCGAGCTGGCCGCCAGCCAGGGCACCGTCGCCTTCCGTGATTGGTGGCAGGCCATCGCCACCGAGCGCCGCGACCGGCTGCGCCCGCACCTGGCGCACTATCAGGCGCTAGCCAGCGCGGCCGACACCGAGATGGCGCGCAACGAAATCAGCGAACCCGGGCGGGCACCCCCCGAACCACGCGACGGTCCCCACGCAACTCCTCGTCGTCGTGGACGCCCGCCCGGCCCCGGCCTGCTCGACGAGGAGGAGCCGCGGCCAGAGCAGCCGGACGCGTGAGCCCATGTCGGCCGAAAGCAAACTCGTCTCGGCGATCGCCGACGCCTGCGTCGATTTCCTGATCGAGCGCGGCGAGCTCGACGGCAGGCTGAAGGTCACCCGCGAGTTGCACACCGCGGCGCGGCGCGTCGTCTGGGCCGGCCACTATTACGGCCACAGCAGCGTGAAATTCACCGACGCGCTGATCGATCTTGAGCGGCTGGTCGGGCGGCCGACACGGGAGATCGACATATGACCACGATCCGGCGCAAGAGCCTCACCCGCCGCTGCTCGATCTGTGGGCGCACCTATTACGGCTTCGGCCACGTCGCCGAGCCGGTCGCGCCCGGCCGCTGCTGCGACGCGTGCCACGCCCAGCACGTCGTGCCGCGGCGGATTCGGCTGGTCGCCGATACGCGGGCAGAGCAGAACGAGAGCCCCTGATGGCGCGCTCGCCGCCATTGCCGTTGCAGAAGAACATCGCCGCTGCGGTGCGCGGCGTGCGGCAGGGCGGTGCCGAGGTCGCGCGCATCCGCGTCAATCAGGTGACCGGCGACATCCTGATCGAGACAACGCTATCGCCGGCATTGCCGCCGGAACCCGCCGCGGGCGAGTGGGACGAGTTCGCCCGTGCCGCCGCCGAGAAGATGCGCAAGGTGTGAGCGCCGGAAGAAAATCGACACGGTGTGTATTTTTCCTCTTGCAATCTCTACACCCTGTAGATATATTCCCTCCTATCAAGACGCGGGCAATTCCGCCCGGTCTACGGAGAGAATGAGATGTTTCCCAATACCCGCGAGGTTTACGGCGCGATGAGCGATGCGGAATTGCTGGCGCTGAAGGATGGCACAAAAAAGGAGTTCTACCTGCTGAAGCGGTTTGGCGATGCGTTGCGCGCCAAAGGCTTGTCCAACGAATACCTGCGCACGCTGCGTTGCGCGCAATTGGTTGCCCTGATCAGGCTCAAGGGATTGGCGGCTTAAGGGCCGCTCCCTTTTCCCCCGCACATTCAAAGGAATATCCGAAATGAAAACGACCCGGTGGCGGCTCGCCATCTTCGCGGCGGTGTTCATGCTCGCCGCCAATTTCACGATCACCTGCCCGATCCCCTTCGAGTGCGACACCGCGGTCGGCGTCGCGGCGGCGAGGGCGGCATGACCGGCGACGCGCTGCGCGACGCGCTGGTGACGCTCGGGATGCGGCAGCGGGCGTTTGCCGCCCGCCTCGGTGTCTCGCCGAACACGGTCAACCGCTGGATCGGCGGCGCGGTGCCGGTGCCGCGTTACGCCGAGGCCTTTATCGACGTGCTGCTGCGCGACAAGCAGCCACAGGAACCCGCGCAATGAGCAAATACAAACTGGCGTTCGTCAACACCTACGTCGATCGGCTTGGCAAGCTGCGCCACTACTTCCGCGGCCCCGGTCAGGCGCGGGCAATTCCATTGCCCGGCAAATTCAAATCGCCCGAGTTTCTGCAAGCCTACGGTGCCTTGCTAGCTGGGATTCAGGGGCCGGCTGGGCCGGTACGATCAGCGGCGCAGCGCAAGACCAGGGCAGCCATCGACGGCAGTACCGGCGAGGCGGTCAGGCAGTATCTGAAATCCGACCGATTTTATGCCCTGGCACCCACGACGCGGACCGAGCGGCTGCGATACTTGGCGAAGTTCGGCGAAGCTTACGGGTTAATGCCGCTCGCTGAGCACACCACCAAGAAGCTGAACGACGGGCTGTCCGGCATCTTGCCGAACGTTGCGCGCCAGCGGATCACCGCCTTGCGCGGCTTCTTCGATTGGGCCAGCCATCCGTCAAGAGCTTTATGCTCGGGCAACCCGGCTACCGCCCTCGAAAAACCCGCAGAAGACAGCGAGGCGCATCATACGTGGACCGACGATCAGATCAGACAATGGTGGAATTTCTATCCGCTCGGCACGATCGAGCGCACCGCCTTCGACCTCTACATCCACACCGGCCAGCGTGGCAGCGATATCGTGCAACTAGGCTGGCATTCATACCGTAATGATGGCGCGACACTTTATATCGCGAAGCAGGAAAAGACGGAGAAGCCGGCATTCATTCCGGTGAGCGCAGCACTAAAGCAAACGCTCGATCTTATCCCGCGGCCGGAACCGACCGCTACGATGCTGCATCCTCCATTCCTCCGGAAAGTCAGAGGCAGTCCGTTCACGCGGCATAAGCTAACCGACGCCTTTCGCGAATGGCGCATCGCGGCTGGCTTGCCGGAAGAGTGTGTACCTCATGGTCTACGGCGGGCGGCGGTACGCATCATGCTCGAAGAGGGAATGCAGCCGGCAGGCATCGCCGCCATTACCGGGCAGAGCCTGGAACTCGTCTACTACTACGCCGAGGATTATGCGCGAGAGAAGGCCGCTTTGGCGGCAATGCCGGGGTTGTCCCGACGGCTGGAAGCGATCAATGGGAGTTAGTCAAACGCTGCGGTTTTTCATGTGCGTACAAGGGCGTGGTTGGTTACTAACCTATTGAAATTGTTCCACACTTCCCTTCCGGGGCGGATGGGCGCCGGAGAAAATTGCCCTTTGTCATCATACACTTAGGGTAGCAGTTAGTAACCATCTTCCAGAGTTAGTAACTCCCGCAGCCCTGGCGGGAGAACAAATGTGAACGCCGCCGAGGAGGCCATCATATGGGAAATAACCCAGAGCAGAACCGCGTTTAAATCGCAACTATCCCCGCAGCCCGGGGAGGAAGAGATAGAGGCCCAACAGCAGGACCGCGACGAAGGCAAAGAACACATTGGATGACGAGAATGGCTGCATCTGCGGCAGCGGCAATATCGTGATGAGCCAGAGGAACATCACGACGACAAACAGGATTTCGATGATCATGGCATCATCCTTTTAAGGTCAGCGCGCCTCCAGCAGCCGCCGCTGCACGTCCCGACAGGATTCCGTGACGGCGATAAACTTCGCGCTCGACAGCCCCACCACGCAATGTATGCCGAGCGCCAGGAGGCGGGGCGAATGTCCCGCTTCCCGCAGCGTGCTGATGTGCGCCGGGTTGACGGCGACCTCGTATCCGTCAGGGACGTGCAGAATGACGAGCTGCACGGTCACGAGAAGCGGAATCAGCATCATCCGCAGATCGGTGGCATCTCTATGGCTCCTCGCCAGTAAATGTTTTATCCTGCCCGCCGATGAAAACCGCCGACGTTTTCCGCCGCGTTGACGGCTGGTATTTTTCCTTTGACGACGGGAAACCGCCGGTCGGCCCGTACCTCACCAGATCGCAAGCCATCTGGGCCGCCGCGCAACAGATACACACCGCACCCGACGACTAGCCTGCACGCAGGGCGGCGACCTCGGCTTGCAATTCGCGCACCGCCTGCCAGAGCACCGCGGTGAGTTGCGCGTAGTCGATCCCGTGATGCCCGTTCTCGTCGTCGTGGCGATAGCCGCCGAAATCGGCGCCCAGCGCGGCGGCGACCTCCTCGGCGACAAACCCGTGATTGGTGCGCTCGGTATCGGCGCCGTCGCGCCAGCGGAAGGTGCGCGGCATCAGCTCGGCGACCGCGGCGAGCGCCGGCGGCGCCTCGGCGATGTCGGTCTTCAGCGCTGCCGCGGATGCGGTCGTGTAGGCGTAGGAATTGACGTTGGTCCAGGATTTCCCCGAGATCCCGCAATTGGAAACCTGATCTGTATTCGGGACCACGTTGAACGCCAGATTCAGGTTGCCCGCGAGCTGTATCGAGCCGGCAAGTACGGACAGATCACCCGTTGCCCGGCTCAGGCTGAAAATTGCGCCGAGGTCGGAGTCGATATGGAGCACGTCGGCTGTCGAGAATTGCGACCAGTAATGCGCCGGGGCTGTCCGGTCGCTGAAGCTGACCGCAGCCGCCGCACCGTTGACGTTGATGCCGCCGGTGACCAGCAAATCGCCGCTGAGACTGCCGCCGGTCAGCGCCAGCACCCCGAGATTGGTGCGAGCCGCCGCCGCGGTCGGTGCGCCCGTGCCGCCCTTGGCGACCGGCACCGTTGCCAGCGTCGTGGTGATCGCCGTCGCACCCGCGCCGCTGATATCGCCGCTCAGCGTGATGTTCTGGTTGCCCGAAATGCCGCCCAGGTTCGCCAATGCAGCGCCGCTCGTCGTGGCGTTGGTACCGCCGCTGGCGATGCTCACCGGGGTCGCCAGGCTCAGCGTAACGTCGCCCGTGCTGCCGCCGCCGGTGAGGCCAGGCCCCGCCGCGACCGAGGAGATGTCGCCGCCGCTCGCGCCCGCCGCGCTCGGCCCCCACTTGGCGCCGTCCCACGCCCACGACCGGCTGCCGGAGGTGTGGATCTGGCCGGGCGTTAGGCCGGCACTCGGGAAATCGATTGCCATCGTTGCTATCCCGTGTTGATCGAGATCGCGGTTTGCGCGTTCAGCGACACCACAACCGGCGGCGGCGCCCACAACAGCACCTCGCGCACCGCCCCGGCCGTCAGCGCTGCGGTCGCGGTCGCCATCAGCGCCTCGCGCACCACCCCGGCCGCGGTTCCGGCCGGTGCCGTCGTCAGCAGCGCTTCGCGCGCTGCGGCATCGAGATTGATGTCGGTCATGTCTCGATCTTGACGCCGCTCTGCGCGGCATTGATGCCGGTCAGCGTCCACGCCGCGCCGGTCGCCGGGTCGGTCGCGAAGTGGCTACTGAGCCAGCCATAGCCGGTGCCGGGCGCGGCGCTCGCGGTGGTGCCGGCGCTGTCGGTCGCGCCGGATTTCATCCGCATGCTGACCGTCTTCGCGCCGGCATCCGACTTGCTGAGGTTGGCCTTGACCGCGACGGCGTAGATCGCCGAGGGCGGCACCGAGAGCGGTGGGTAGGTGTAGAGGTCTTCGTGCGCGACCACGGCATCGAAGACATAGCTCAGATTGCCCTGCGGTGGCGCCTGGCTGACCGCGAACCAGTTGGCGCCGCTGACCGTGACGTTGGCCCACAGCACCGTGCCGACGGCGGCGGTGCCGGTCGGCGCGCTGCCCGGCGCGCCCGCCGCAAAGGTCGCGGTCGAGGTTACGTCGTCGTTGGCCGCCGAGAGTTGCGTCAGCGCGGCGCCCTGCGCCACATCGCACATGTGGCCGATCCAGTAGGTCGTGCCGGCGGTGAGCGCGAGCGGCGTCGACACCGGCATGGTCTTGACGGCGCCTGCCGTGGTGCCGGTCACGGTCGCGCCCGAGACCAGCAGCACGCCCGGCGCGGCGCCGACGTTGGAATAGACCACCGGGCGCAGTTGGATGGCGCCGTTGCCGGTGCCGCCGGCCTGGAACGCGATCGAGTTCAGCGTGCAGGCGACGGCGGGCGTCACCGCGCGCAGCCGCATTTGATTGGCGATCGTCGCCTGGTTGGTGCCGCTGCGGGTGACGCTGGAGCCGAGGATCGCAGCGCCGGCGGCGAACTGGACCGCCGCATCGCCGGTCGGAAACTGTGTTTCGATCCGGGGCGAGGTCAACAGCGCCGCGTTGTTCGTCGTGCCGCTGGCGTCGAACACGTAGAAATCGTCGACGATCGCGGTGCCGCCGGCGGTCTGGATCGCGATGCCGGTCGCGCTGCTGTTCGCCGTCGTGGTGGTGTCGCCGCTGCCGCTGAGGATCGACACGCCGTCCATCCACACCTGATACGAGCCGGCGTTCGCGAGTGTTATGTCGAATTCGATATAATGCGTCGTGTTGGCGGTGATGCTCGCGGTCGAGGTGCCGAGCACCGTGCCGCTGTTGAAGAGACCGTTGCGCACGCTGACGGTGCCGGTGGTGTTGATTTGCACCGCCGCCTGCGACGACCCGCCGTCGAGAAACTGCAACCCGAGGTTGACGGTGCCAAGCGGGCTGTTGAACCGCAAGCCGCCGATCAGCCGCCCGTAGGCGCCGGGCAGCGTCTTGGTGATCGTCCCCAGCGACAACGCCTGCCCGGTCTGGCTGAGCGGCGCGACGATTGCCGGGCTGGCGCTGGTCGAGTTCCACTCGCCGGCCGTCAGCAGCGCCGACACGCCCGCGCCGTAGCTGTTCGCGCCGCCGTACTTGTCAAAGCCCTCGCAGAATAACAGTGCCATCAAGTCTCCTGCGCGACGATGGTGGCGTAGAAATTGGCCAGCGTGGTGTCGGCGCTCGGCGGCCCGACGAGGCGCAGCACGTCGCCTTGCGCGAGGCTGATCGCGGCGCCGCCGGAGGTGGCGAAGGCCGGCGCGATGCCGCCCGCCGTGATGGTGATCATGCCGATCTGGGTGAAGGTGTTCGGGCTCGCCGACAGCGCGCGGTCGACGCTGATCACCGTATTCGCCGTCGCCGCCGCCGTCGCCCCGGCCTGGCTGACGTGTCCCTCGTGACCGCCGAAATTCGCCGGGATGGTAATGGCCTTCGAGACGCGGTGCATGCCGAGGAGTTGCGAGTTCGCCAGCACGCCGCCGGTGAACGAGAACCCGATATTGTATTTCGGCGCGGCGGCAATCGCGCTGTTGGCGACGACCCACTGGGCCGAGGTTGCGTCGACGAACCAGACGAAGAGCTGGCCGCTGCCGTCGCTGCTGTCCCACCACAGGTCACCGGCGGCGGGCGAGGCGGGCGGTGTCGTGCCGGTCGAGACGCTGGCACCGCCGCCGCCGCCGGTGGGCGTCGTCCAGGACGGGTCGGAAGCGGTGCCTCCGGTGGTCAGCACCTGGCCGGCGGTTCCGGCCGCAAGCGCCGCCCAGCCGGCCGCGCCACGATAGAGCACCATGCCGCGCACCGAGCCGAACACGGCATCGATGACGGCACTGAGCGACACGCCGGTCGCGGCGGCGGTCGAGCCGCTGATGTTGCCGAGGATCAGCAGGTTGGCGATCGGCGCGCTCGCCGGCACGTTGGCCCAGGCCGGGTTGGCGGCGCTGCCGGCTGTCGTCAGCACCTGGCCGCTGGTGCCCGGCGACAGCGCGACCCAGCCGCCATTGCCGCGATAGAGCACCGCGCCCTGCGTTCCCGACATGGCGGCGTCGAGGAGTTGTGAGACGGTGGTGCCGCTCGGCGCCGCGCTCGCGCCGCTGATGTTGGCAAGCAGGCTGAGGTTGGCGACGGCGGCGAGCGATATCGTGCCGCTGCCGGTGATCGGACCGCCGCCAGTGGTGAGCCCGGCGCCCGCGGCGACGCTGGTGACCGTGCCGGCGCCGGACGGCGCGTCCCACATCAGGTCGGTGCCGGCGCCCTGCGTCTTGAGGTAGTAGCCGGCGGTGCCCGGCGACAAGGCCACCCAGCCCGCGCCGGTGCGCGTCATCAGCGCGCCGCGGGCATTGGTCAGCACGCGGTCGAGGAAGGCCGATAGGGTGGTCGGCACCGGCGCTGTGGTGGTGCCGCTGGCATTGGCGAGGATCGTGTTGTCGGCGACCGGCGCCAGCGATACCGTGCCAGCGCCGGTGATCGGCGCGCCGCCGGTCGATATGCCGGTGCCGGCCGAGATCGCGGTGACGCCGGTGCCGCCGGTGTCCCACAGCAGATCGGCGCCCGGCCCCGCGGTGCGCAGGTAATAACCGGTGGTGCCGGGCGCGAGCGCGACCCAGCCGGTGCCGCTGCGGTAGATCAGCGAGCCGACGATGCTCGCCGCCAGCACCGCATCGAGGAAGGCCGACAGGGTGGTCGGGATGGCCGGTGCGGTGACCCCCGCGATATTCGCCATCATCGTGTCGGGCGGCGCAGTCATGCCGGCCGGCAGCGCATCGACATATGCCTTGTTGACGACATCGCTGGCGCCGACCGGCGCCGGCATGCCGGTGATGCGGCCGCCGGTTATGTTAACCGCGCCGGACGACTGATAGAGCATGTCGCCGGGCGCCAGGTTCATCCAGTAGCCGTCGACATATTCCAGGATGTCGCGGTTTTGCAGGCTGTCATCGACCAGCACGTCGGGCAGGCCGACGAGCCGCACATCGGTCGACCCGAACAGCTGCAGCAATGCCGGCTCGCCGCCGACCGTCAGGGCGGGATCGAACGCCACGTCGCTGATGTGCGAGATCTCCACCATGAAGATCCCGACATTGGTGACCTTGAACACATCGAGCGCGGCGTAGCTGGTGCCCGGCTCCCATTCGTCGCGCCAGGTGAAGGTCAGCACCGGCAGCGTGTACGGCCCCAGCACGGTGCCGTCATTGAGGTAGATCGTCATCTGCGTGCCGGAGACGGTGATCGAGGCGATCCCGTTCGGCAGCGATGGGTTTTCCTGGAGGTCGACAATCGCCTGCGCGATCGACCAGAAATTGCTGTCGACTTCGGATGGCTGGAGGTTCGAGCCCTTGCCCGGCCCCCACGGTCCTAGCGTGCGAAAGGTGATGTCCATTTAGCCGCCGCCGCCGAGGTTGCCTTCGCTGCCGTCGTCGTGGATCGACACCGGGTCTTCGTGTCGGTAGGGCAGATCCGGGCAGGTGCTGGTGATATTAAAGCCGATCTGCTGCCCGTAGGCGGAACTGCCGGGAAAAAAGATCGGCGGATCGCCCCACTCGATGTGCGCCGGGGTATTTTCCGGGCCGAGCGTCGAGCCGCGCCAGAACGCATCGACATCTGCGTCGCGCCACAGCCCTTCCGGGTCGTCGGCGACCCGCCACACGACGCGGATCAGGGCGTCGCCGCCGAAGGCCGGGTCGAACCGGCTCGGATCGTCCCACAGGATGTCGTTGGCGCCCGAGCCGGTGAATGTCGGCTTCCAAATCTCGCCGTTGAGGCCGGGGTTGATTTGATACGTCCAGGCCAGCGAGCCGCCGGTGAAGGTGAAAAACGGCACGTAGGGCTGCGGCGATGTCGGGATGCCGAGGTAGGGAAATTGATTGTAATCGCGCGGCCCGGCGCTGTGGATCAAGAGCAGGCCATAGGTCCGGTCAGCGCCGGCGGTATTCGTGAGATCCCAGAAGCTCGTCGAGATGGTGTAACTGGCGGGCGTCATCTGGACGCGGGTCTGCCCGCGGCCGAACAGGATGCCGCCGGTGGTGAGGGTAAGGCCGAGCGGCCAGGTGTGCTGCCAATCGGGCGAACTCGGATCGCGGACCATCCACGGATCGCCGTCGCTGCCGGTTGGGATCGGGCTGACGATACCCGACGAGATGAAATCCAGCAGAAAAGAATAGCTGTAGGTGCCGCACATCAGAACAGGCTCGTCCGGCGGGTGGCCACCATCGTCGTCAGCCCAGTGGACGTTGACGATGCGGCCGATCGGGTCTTCGACGTAATCGACCATCGCTCAGCCCACGTTCGACAGCGCCCACTGCACGTCGCAACTCTTCTGGCCGTCCGTGTCGCCGGCGCCAAACGGTTTGAAGGCGGCGTCCATCTCGGCGAAGACCGAACCCCAGAAGGCGTTAAGCTCGGCCTGGAACGCGCCGCCGCAGGCGTTTTTTTCCCGTTTCTTGAGCCTGACGTTGCGGGCGCGCGCGACATCGACATAGTTCTCCGGCTTGCCGGGCTGGGTGATGCGGATGACGTCGCTGTCGCGCGAGGCTTCCTTGAGCGCCTCGCCGCAGCACTTCACGTTGAGGTTGGTCGAGGTCGGCACCATCTCGGGCATCTTCGACTTAGCGCCCCAGGTCAGCATGGCCTTCTCGTGGGTGCCGCTCGGCCGCGACGGGATGATGACCGTGCCGAAGCTGCCGGGCGACTGAAACGGCCGGACAAAGAACTCGATGCTGCCATCGGGCATCAGCTTGCCTCCAGGTCGATTGTCTTGGGGAGCGCGAGCGGCGTCAGCGCCGGAAAGAAGTCGGTGTGGAATTCGCTGCCGGTCAGCGGCTTCATGTCGAGCGTCACCGTGGTGACGAGTTCGGCCATCGCGTCGGGCGGGTTCTCGCCTTTGATGGTGACGCCCTGAAACATCTTGGCGACCTCGATCTGCCGGTCGAGGCCGTTGACGACGGTGCAGGAGTTGACCGCGTTGTCGGTGTTGACGAGGGGCAGGTTCAGCCCGTCGTCGGAGACCACGAAGTCGGTAAGCGCCTGATAGGCGATCTCGCTCGGGAGTATCTCGATCTGGCCGCCGGCGACGACCTGGTAGTCGTCGGTGTAGTCGTCCTCGACGTAGCTGTTGACGCCAATGGCGGCAGTCGCCGGCAGGCCGGTGCCGATGCTGCAGCCGATGGTGAATTCGCCGCGCATGGTGCCACCCGCCACGACCAGCCGATAGCTCTTGACCTTGCCGGTGGCGGCGCCGCCGGGCAGGCGCCGGTCAAACAGCGTGACGCTGTTGCGCAGGCCGATGGCGAGGCCGATGGCGTCGGTCCAGTTCGTCGCAAACGTCACGTCGACGGCGCGCGCCCGCGCGCGTAATTTCGCCCGCGCCGCGAGGATCAAGTATTCAAAAGACTGGCTGCCGCGGTCGGTCTGGAAATAGCTCTTGTAGGCAAGATTGCCGAGCGGCACCTCGCCGCCGGGATCGATCCCCTGCGCGACGTATTCCGAGGTGAAGCTCACCGTCTCGCGGTCGGCGTCGGTCGTGTCGGAAAGCATTTGCTGGACATCGCCGACCAGGACGGCGTTGATCGTTTCGGTGCGTTTGCGGTCTGCCCGGTAGTTGAGGATCATGCGGATCTTATAGTTGTTGACCGGGAAGGCGACCGAGATCGGGCCGATCTGCCCGCCGTGCAGGAACACGTTGACGTTGGTGGCCTCTTCGGTGTCGCCCTTTTCGGCCGGCTGGGTGTGCCCGAAAAAGGTGACGTTGTAGCTGATCTCGGGGCCGAGCCAGGACGCCCCGTGGATGAAGCACAGCGGCGTGCCGCCAGCATCGTCTTCGGTGCTGAGCGCCCAGCCGCCGCCGATATTGGTGCCGGGCTTCGGCCAATCCTGGAACAGGCCGTCGCCGTTCATGATGGCGATCAGCGCGCCGCCGCCCTTGATGCGGGAGCCGAACCCCATGCCGAGATTGATGTTGGCGTTCGCCGGGCTGGTCGGAAACGGCCGGTTGCCGAGCGGCGAGCCGGCTTGCGAGAATGCCCGGACGAGCGGCCCCGTCACGTCGAGCAGGCCGCTTGCCTGCTGCGACCAACTGACGGTGCCGGAGAGTGTCACGGCATTGAGCGGCGGCTGGCCGTAGCTGAGCGAGAAGGCGTCGTAGAGCGCCTGGCCTTCGCTGATCTCGATGATGCCGTCCTCGCCCTGCACGATGTCGCTGACGCTGACTTCCAGCGTGGTGCGGTCGACGTGCCAGAGCGCGCTGTAGGCTTCCAGCACGGTGTCTTCGTTGACGTTCGAGGTCAGCCAGACCGGGTCATACCACGGCAAGATCGACAACTCGTCGGTGAGGCCCGCCTTCTGCACGCTGTAATCGTCGGGCCGGGCGATGAATTCGAGTTCGACGATCTCGTCGGCCTGGAGCCGCGGGACGCCGACCAGGCGGCCGTTGAACAGCGGCAGCAGATCGGGCGCGGCACCGCCGTCCGGTGTCCATGCCTGATCCCAGGAGAGCCACGCCCAGAGGTTGCGGCCGGGTGCGAGCAGGCCGACCGCGGGGTTCTTGACGCGCACCTTGAGGGTGGCGAAGCCGCCTTCCTCGTGGGCGATCTCGATGTCGAGGACGTCTTCGTCGAAACGGTTGTGGATCGCCGGGTCAAAGGGTGCGTTCGGGGTGCGCGGCCCGGTGATCGTCAGCAAGGCCCGCTCGGAAGAGGATGCCGGCTGGCTGAGGGTGATCGAGGTGCCGCCGTCCGGCGCGACGAAGGTGGTGCCGGTGGCGATGCCGTTGCCGGCGATGTTGTAGGTGAGGCCCGGCGTCAGGCCGGCGAGGTGCGCGTCGGGAATGGATGTAACGCTGGTCCAGTCGTCCGAGGCCATGCCGGTGAGCTGCAACGGGAACTGCCCGCTTTGGAGCGCGATGACCTCGAACTGGGCCACGCCCGAGGGCGCGTCGGGCGGCACCGCGGCGAAGGCGTACATCTGCCCGGTGCCGCTGCCGTCGTGGAACAGGTAGGCGCTGCCGATCTGGATGTCCTGGCCGCCGCCGGTGTCGCGGCATTGCCCGATGGCCGGGCCGGTCGCGCCGTAATAGCCGGGCGCGAGATCGAGTGCCGGATCGAGCGCCACGGTGTTGCTGCCGGCGGCGAAGGTGGCGATGCCGGTGTCCATCGGCACCGACTTGGTGGCCTTGAATGTCGCCCCGCGCAGGGTCTGCCCGGCGGGGCTGTTCATGTTGATCCAGTCCGGCGTCGGCTGTAACGCCTCCTCGATCATAAAGAACGCCGAGACGCCCGGCCCTTCGATCAGGTAGAGCGTGCTCTGCTCCAGCGCCTGGTTGCTGGCGACGTTCTTGACAAAACCGACGCCGGCTTGCGTGTCGCCGATCACCGGCACGGTTTCAATCTGGCCGCCGTGGGTGTGCCCGGTGGTGACAACGATCACCTGATCCTGGATCGTGCCGCCGGCCCACGCGAAATAGAAGGGGCCGGGCACTCAGACTTCCTCCAGCACCAGCGACCACGAGACCTTGGCTTCCCACTCGGCACGCTCGATCGAAAACTCGACGATGCGCATCTGCATGCTGGGCCGATAAAAGGTCCAATCGTCCTGGTAGCGGATCGAACCGGGCACCGCATCGTGCGCCGGCGCACCGGAAGCGGTGTGCCGCCCGATCTCGACGTGGCAATAGATCTGCACCAGCATGCCAACCCACAGGTCGTCGAGCGCCGGCGGGTCCTGGTCGTCGCCATTCGCCTCCAACTGATACTTGCGCATCTGCGGCGCCGAGAGGTCGATCAGCGTGCCGTTGACGGTGCGGGCGAGCTTGTCGCTGCCGCGCGCCAGATCGATCGGCGTCAGCGTCCCTCTAAGGCCGCGTGCCGAGTAGGGCGGCACGCCCGAAACGGCGGTGCCGTTGTCGTAGTAGATGATGTCGAAGACGGTGGCGAACGGCGCTGCCATTTAATGCCCGCCCGGCCTGCCGCCGTACCACGACGGCTTGACGCCGGCGCTGCGCACCTGTTGCCGGCGCGCCTCGACGACGAGCGCATCGACGACGCCGGTCGAGCCCGACAGCGCGAAGCTGTGGCCGCCGAGGTGGAGGTGGACCGGCGCGCCGCCCGCGCCGGCGGTGACGAGGCCGCCCTCGGCGAAGCGCGGCACGCCGCGCGACGGCATGACCATGCCGCCGCCGGCAAAGCGGTTGAGGTTCGAGAGGAAGCCCGCGCCCAGGTTGCGCACCGCGGCGGCGCGCATGACGAATTCGCCATTCGAGAGCCGCGCCATGATGCTGTCGCTGGTGCCGCTGCCGGGGCCGGTCACCATGCCGCCGCTGGCAAAGCCGCCAAACCCCACCCTATTCACTTGATCGACCCAGGCGTCCGCTGCTGTCTTGCTGGCCTCGGCAGCCTGCTGGCTGGCTTGCGCGGCTTCCTTGGCGGCCTCGGTGGCGTCCCGGATAGCCGACCCCCATCCCATCGCCTCCGAGTAATCGATCGGCGAAACCATGTGAGGCGGCAACGCCTGATAGTTGCTCATTCCCGGCGCGTAGGATTGTAAGTAGGGGCTGGTTCCCCCTTCCCTTGGGTCGCCGCCCCTGGAAGGGGACGCTGTCTCTCTGAAGCCGCTCCCACGCGGACCATAACCGTATGCTCCCGTATCCACCGGTCCATACGGAGAAGGAAAGCCTGTTCCTCCACGTGACACCGCGACGCCGAATTTATCGGCGGCGCCAGCAGCACCCGCCGCAGCTGAAGAGGCTAGTTGGCTGGCACCCTGAGCCATGTTGAGGGCGCCCTGAATTGTGTTTATTGCGCCCTGTGCCGCTGCTGCTGCTTGCACAAACGATTTGCCAATCGCCTGGGCGCTTTTCGCCGTACTCAACTCGGCGGCCTGAGCGCTGATCGAGAGGTGCTTCCACAAGCCGTCCCACAAATTGCCGATGGTATCGGTGATATCTTTGAACAGCGGCGGCAGCTTCTCGAACTCATCCTTTATCGGGGTGGCCGGCATCGCCGGTATGCTGGGGTCGCCGAACGCCGCGCCGCCGGCACCGAATGAGCCGAAGGCGTCCTTGATCTTCTTGCCCGCCGCGATGGCCGCGTCGGCGAGCGTGTTCCAGATCAGGATGTTGGCGTCCTTTTGATTTTCGGCGTCTTGTAGTTGGCGCTCGCCCTCTCTCTTGAGCGTCCCTTGTACCCCTTCCTTTAATATCTGCGTTGAAGCTTCCGCGATCGCCGTTCTCAGTTTTGTATACCCGGAGGTAATTCCCGCGGTGCTTTCGTTGTATTGGTTTTCGAGCTTGCCCTGAGCCGCCGCGAGCTTTTCAGCGTCGGCGACGGCTTGGTCGGTGGTATTTTTGGTGTTCGCTAGTTCGGTATTATATTTCTGAATGTTCTCTGTGGCGAGCTTGAGCGCGGCCGGGGCAGATATTCCATAAAGCTCCTTGGCGATTGCGTTAAGTTGTGCAGCGCTAAGCTTTCCATTTTTCACGATCGTTAAAAAGCTTTGATCAATGAAATTGGATGCTGCGGCGGCGTCGCCTTTGAACCGCGCGACATCCACGATCAGTATTTCATAGAGTTTGGACAGGTCGAACGCCGCGTCTTTCTCGCCGCCGCGCTGCGCGATCGGACCCGTGCCGAGCAGCCGCGCCCGCTGTTGTATCAGCTCCTCTCGTGCTGCTTGAGCTTCCCGGGATTGATCTGGAAGACGGCCGATGCGCCGCTTTTCCAGTTCCTCAAAGTTGGCGGCTTGCTTTTTTATTGCCGCGTTTATGGCGTCTTCGCTCTCACCAGCGGCGCGCCCGATGCGCTGCGCGGCCTCTACGGAAGCGGGCGAGCGCGCCGTCTCCCGCGCCAGATCGCGGATCTTGGTGATGCGCTCGATCTGATCGTCGAGTTCCTTCGTCATGGTTCGCAGGCCGCCGATGACGGCGGCGCCGACGAGGCCGCCGGCAAAGCCGCCGCCGAAGCTGCTGACGAGCCGCCCGAAGTTGTTGGCGCTGAGGCTGATGCGGCGGAACTGGACTTCGGTGCGCCGGCCGGCGGCGGTCACCTGGTCGAGCGCGCCGGCGGTGCCTTTTAGCGCGCGGTTGGCACCGACAATGCGATCCTCAAGTGTTCCATATTGCTTCGACAGGCTTTCGGCGAGGGCGACATCGCCTTTCTTGACGGCGGCGCTGATCTGCCGGCCGAGCTGCTTCAATTGCTCCTGGGCGAGCTTCAGTTCCCCGCGGAACGGCGCGGCATTGGCGCCGATTGTCCAGATGAGGTTCTCACCAGCCACGGCTTGCTAAGCTCCGGTCAATTCTCGGACGGTGCGCTGGATCTGATCGGGTTCGCTGCGAGCCGCGTTCGCGCCGTCGATCAGACGCTCGGCGCGCTCGACCTTTTCGCGATCGAGGCCGAGCAGCATCCAGGCAAAGATCTGCCGCGGCGTCATCGCCCAGATCGCCTCGGCGGGATGGCCCCAGACAACTAGCTGCTCAATCGCAGCGGCGAGATGACTGCCGGCCGCATGTCGTTGACGGCCTCTTCCTCGGCCTCTGGCGCCGGCTCGGGTTGGGGCTCGGCCAGCGCGATCGAAGGGCGGAAGGTGAGCTTGACGATTTCGCCGGCCAACCCGAGCACGACGCTGGCCGGCAATTTCGCCGCCTGCCGCTCGTATTCGCTGTCGTTGTGGTGCCCCAAGCCGGCCGCGATAAGCGCAGGCAGCGCCTCGCTGGCTCGGAACATGCCGTCATTGCCTTCGATGACGCCGAGAAACGCGGGGTATTTCTTGGCGATGTCGGCAAGCTCGGCCAGCGCAACGCCGGTGATCTCGAACGGCAACGACTGCCCGTCATGCGACTCGATCGTCACCGTGATCGTCGGGCGCTTCGGTACGAGATCGAGAAAGCTGATCGGCATGCGGTTATGGCCCCGCCGTCGCGAGCAGCGCCATTTGCAGGTTCGCCGCGGTGAACTCGTCCATGATCATGTGGACTTCGAGCGTCTGCTGCACGACCGGCGAGAAGTCCTTTTTGCGGATGCCGCCGACGCGGTGGTTCCAGTGGTCGAGGCGCTCGACGGCCGGCGTCAACTCGAACGTGTTGACGTTGCCGACATCGCGCGGCGTGAGGTCGCCCTCGCCCTTCCAGGTTATCATCCCGGTGCCGATGTAGTACGCGTCGGTGCTCGGGCTCACCATCGCGTCGTCCGGGTGCAGCAGGGTGCCGAACGAGCCGGTGACGGGATCGGCGAGCACGTCGCCGGTCAATTCGATCTGTCCCCACTCGTCCTGGATAAAGCCGAGCGCGCCGGACGGCCCGAACTGCACCAGCGGCAGGGTGATGGTGACCTTCGGCCCGATGTCGTTGGTGCCGGTGAACACCAGTTCACCTTCGATCTGGGATTGCAGCCCGATGTTCAGTGTGCTTGCGGCCATCTCGTTGCTCCTCCTAAAACTTGGTGAATTCGCGCAGTGTCTCGCCGATGATCGCCTCTAGCTCGACCCGTGCCCGCGGGCGCATCGCGGCGCCCGGGCCGCGCAGAAAGCGGCGTGCCGTGATGTGCGGGCGTTGGCGCCTGTAGGCCGCGACCGGCCCGGTGTTCCGCCGATAGCCCCTCACCGGAACCGGACCGCTGCGGCGCTTTCCCGGCGCGCCGTATTCGAGTGCGCCGAACGCGGCGCCGAGGCGTGAGGTTTTGCCGGTCGGCAATATCCGCACGCGGCCACGCACGAAGTCCTGCCGGACATCAACAAACCGCCGCGTGGCGGCGCGCAGCCGCCCGGTTTGAACCGGCTCGCGAGCTTTGACTTGCGACAGCAGCTGCGTCGTCAGTTGGGTGATCTTGACTTCGAGCCGGCGCTTCAGCTCGTCCGGCATCTTGTCGAGATGCAGGATCAGGCTGTTGACGTTGGAATCGATGCTGACGTTGAGGCCGCTCACGCCGCGAGATCGTCCAAGCGGAAGGCGTAAACGAAGGTCAGGGTGATATCGAGCCGGTGTTCCTTGGCTTCGGCATCGGGCGGCAGCACGACGCAGCCCTGATAGGTGATCCGGCCGGTGGTGCCCACGGCATCGCGCAAGAGTCCGTCCGGCAGCACGGCGGCGACGATGGCGCTGCGGTAGCGCGACAGCAGCACGCCGGGATCGGCGGTGCCGCCGGCGCGGATGTAGACGCTGATCCCCGGCGACAATTCCATGCGCTGGATTTCGCTGTGGCGCACCGTCTCCGGCTGGTTCAGCATCGTCTCGATGCCGTCCTGGATGATGACGGCGGGCCGGGCATTGCTCGGTACGTCGAGCGCGTTGCGCACCACCGCGGTAATGCCGCTGACGGACGCGCACAGCGCCGCCAGACGCGACAGAATCACCTCGCGCTGGTCAGCCACGGCAGAGCAGGTTCACGCGGCACAGCGCGCCGCCGTAGGACAACGGCGCAATCTCGGTGATGTTGGCCGGGTTGCCGTCGATCAGGATGATGTCGTCGCGCGACGGGACGCCGAAGCTGCCGAGGCCGGTCGGGCTGAGCACGACGCGGATTTCCTGCGACTCACCGGCTTCCAGCGATTGCGGCCCGAAGTTGCGCACCGCCGCCGGCGCCTCGACCTGTTCGGAGATCGTGTTGGCGCCGGTCACCGGATCGACCGCGGTGCGCTGCAAGGTGACCGTCTGGCCGTAGCCGGCGATCGCCGCGTCGAGTCGGGAGATCAGGGTCTGCGGGGTCACAGCGACCAACTGACCCGATACGGTGTCAGCCACTCGCGGACCGCGCCCGGCATCGAGCTTGTCCCGGTATCGCCGGCACGAGAATCCGCGCTCCTGCCATAAATCTGGGTAATGAGGTCGGGAATTGTCTCCGACCGCAGGTTCGGATCGCGCCCGACGACAGCGTACCTGTCTGCGATCCACTCCAGGCATGCGCCCTGCACATCGGCCGGGATCGGATCGAAACCGGCGGTGTAGTCGACCACCAGCGTCGCGGTGTTCCAGGCATAAGGCGCCGCCGACCCATCGAGCCGGTAGAGGCTGCCGGCCTCGGGATAGACTTCGAGGTATGCCGGGTCGAGCGCCACGCCCGCTTCGGTGACGGCGACGAGCGGCACGCCGGCAACGTCAACCGCGATCGGATATTGCCGGGTTATGAACGGCTCACCGTAACCGCCGTAAGCATTACGGACCTGATCGCGATAAACCTGCTGGACGAATACGCGGTCGCAGTAATTGGCGATCGCCGCCGAGGTCGCGCTGATGTGCTGGCTGATCTGCGCGTCTTTCGAAGTGTCCGCCGGGTCAATACCGAGCAATGCCTTGGCCTGGTCGAGCGTCACCAGATCGAGGCTCGTCGCCGGCGTGATGACGCGGGTGATGCGGTAGTAGTTCACCGGGCGAGCCGCGACAGCAGCGGGTAGAGATCGCAGCCGAGCGCGCTGCCGTCGCCAAAGCGCAGCGTCAGCATGCCCTCGGGATCGACTTCAAGGCCCGCGCTCGCCCCGCTCGCCGGGCTTGCCTGGCTTGCCGTACCCGCCCTGCGCCGCGAGCATCTGCCAACCCTCACCGGGGCACGGACCCGGACCATCGACCCGCGCCGCAAAGCTCGCGCCGTTGAGCATCACAACGTCGAGCACGCGATACTCGGATGACGGGTTCCACGTCCCACGGATCGTGAAGCTGCGCCCTTCGCCGCCCGGCTCGCCTGGCGGCCCAGGAATGCCCGGCTCGCCGGGCGGTCCTTGCATGCCATCGCCAGGCTCGCCCTTGTCGCCGCGCTCGCCCGGCGGCCCTTGTGGCCCGATTTCGCCGTCCTTGAGTTCGGCGAGGCGCGCCGTGATCAGCCGCTCGACGCGCAACTCGGCCTCGGCCCACGCCGCCCGCATGTCTGACGCGAGCGCCGCCATCGTCAGCTTCAAGTCCCGTTCGATACGGGCGGCGTCCGCCGCCAGTTCGGCGGCAAGCGCCTCAAGCGGCCCGGCGGCGTTCGGCACGGTAGGCAAGGACTGCCCGTTCTGATGCGTGTTCATCGGTCTTTTGCGCTGCGTCGGCGGGAGGTTGTGGCGTATCCGGCGGCGGCAATGCCGCCTGCGGCGTCGGCGGCTGCATGTCGCTGCCATAGCTCAGCGGGACGACCTGCTGCTGCACCCGCGGTTCAGATCCATGACCGCCCGGTACAGCCGGCAGGTCTTCGGATGCGCGCGCCTCGTCGGGACTGTAGATGCCGCTGATGACACCGCGCGCCAGCGCCTCGATGCGCTCGCGATAAGCCGAGCGCAGCAGCGCCCGGGTATCGAGTTCGAGATATTCGTCCGGCACGCCGCGAAGCTGAAAGAATTGCCCGAAGGCTTCCTCAATGTGACTGAGCGTGAACCCGAGCCCGGTGCCGATCCACGACTGCATCAATAACTCGGTGTTGGCGTAGGTTGTGCCGCCGATGCCGAGGATTTGCAGCGGTATCCGCATCGCCAGCGCGATGTTCTGATCGCTCATCTTGAGCATTTCGGCGAGTTGCGCGTCGACCGCGCTTGTCGCGATCGGCTGCGCCTTAAGCCCGTGCGTCAGGATCGGCGTGCGCCCGGCAGCGTCGCCCTGTGTCTGGTGATCCCACCACTGCCGCAGTTCCTGCGACTGCTCGCGCTTCATCGGCAGATCGGTAGTCAGCAGAAAGCTCGGCCGCGCCTGGTTCAGATAGAACGCGATCTGTTGGTTGAGCGCCGCATCCGACATTGCCAGATCCAGCGCCGCCGCCATGATCGGACTCGCGCCCTTGAGCGGATGCCGCGGCGTATGCAGCCGAATGTGCAGCACGTCGCGCGCCGGCACCGGATACGATAAATCCAGCCGTTGCTCGATGATCTCGTTGCCCTGTAGCGAATAGAAGATGCTGCCGTCCTCGGCCACCGTCGCCGAGCCTTCGCGCATCAGGTGCAGTTCAATGATCTCGGCACGTGCGTTGCGCACCGCGAGTGCAAACGTCTCGCCGCGCTCATACAGCCGCCGCGTCAGGTTCAGCAAAAAATCGCTGATGCTCTGGTAATCGTTCGGCCGCCGCATGATGCGCGACAGCGCCGAATTCGTCACCCGCTCGCGCCC